TGCCGCCGATTACGCCGACGAGCCGGTCGCAGGCGGCGGTTTGGCGGTGGAGGTGGGGGAATTGGATGAAAAGTAAAACCGAAGCGGAAAAATCACATCTGCAAAAAGTGGCGGATATAGGTTGTATTGTTTGCCGCAATTGCGGGCGGTTCGGCGTTCCTGCCGAGGTCCGCCATATCCGAAACGGTGCAGGCGCGGGCTGCGGTAGAATTTGGAATCATTTGGGAGTTTTGATGTATAGAACCGCTTGGCGGATTGTGCGGAAGGGGAAATTCAGACGGCCTTCGCGGAAGGTGTAATGCGGACTTTGGTTTTGTTGCATGAAAAAGGGTTAATCAAGCTATGAATCAACAAGAATTTGAATTTATGAACGACTTGGCGCGTGCTTTTGAGCGTCGTTACCGTGATACGCGCAGCCTAAATAGATGTTTGAGTATCGAAGGCCGTTATATGGGGGAGGAAGCTTGCCCGCATAAGCCTGAAATCGGCTTGAGATACGGCGAAGATGCCATGTTTCTTACTTTGCAGGCATGGGCGAAGGTGGATGCGCCGCAACAAGAGGCCGTCCGTATTTCGTTCGGCATCGGTGCGAAGTCGCAGGCAGCCTACGAGGAACGTTTGCAGGCTGAAATCAGGCGGCGCGGCGAGGGGCCCCTGCATTTGCAGACGGATTTGGGCTTGGCCGCGTGGTATAGGGCGATACGGCAGGCGGCAGGGAATGATTTTGATTTGCTGTTTGAGAAGGTTTGATTCAGTATAGCCATTAATTAAGCGGGAGTGATATACTCTCGCTTACGTTTTTTTACATTAAGGGGAGCGTTATGCTGAAGCACATCAAAGCCCTTAGATTTTTGAGGGTAATATCATTTGTGATGAGTGCGATTTTTTTTTGCCCTGTCATTGGCTGCAAAAGGCGGGGCCGTCACGAATTTCTTTATTTTGTTTTTTGTGTTATTGATAGCAGGCTCTCTTATGAGTAAAGCTATTAACAAGTTAAATGAAAAGGAAAAGGAAAAGGAAAAGGAAAAAATACGCCTGCTTTTCGCACAAAGAGAAAAATTTTATCGTATCTTGGAAAATCCGGAACAGGGATTTACTCCTCCTACCGCTCTTTTAAAAAGTGGCGAAACTTGTTTTTTGATTGATTATGTTAATATGGGCGAGGTGGTTACTGAGAGGGTCAGAACCTATACAGGGACACGTTTAAAACTTGGCTCCACACCGGTTTATTTAGGGGGCGGGAAATCCGTAGCAAATGAAAAACAGAAGAATGTTGCGTACGGAGAGTTGGTATTGACGAATTTCAGGTTGATTTTTGTAGGGAATATGAGAAGTATAGATTTGCCGCTGGATAAAATAAACAGCGTGGAATGTTTTCAAAGCAGCATCCGAATCAGCCAAAGCGGCAAAAACAAACCGATTTTCTTTAATACCGTTTTTAATCCGCAGTTATGGAAAGAGGCTATATTGGTACTTTCCGATAAGAAGTGAGACGGTTCTTGTGGCGCAGGTTTGCATATTTCCCAAAACCCCTTGCATGTGCAGGGGGTTTGTTTTATATTCCCACTCACGAGGTGTCGTAACCTCTTCTACAACGGCAATCACTCCGTCAATGTGATTTTTTCATATCTGTAAGTTTCCTTTCGTGTTGTTTGTTTCGATGGCACAACCGAAGTTTACTTTTGACCGCGAGGGCTGCGAATACAATACCTGTTCAACAGGGAATAAGCACAGCCTGTTTGTAGAAGGCTTACGAACCTCGCGGTCGCCCGTTTGGGCTAATTTCGTAAACTTCTACAGGAATCTTCATTATGAACAATTCAGTTCAAATCTCTAATATTTCTATCCATCAAACCGAAATCGGCTTATTCAGTCTGAATGATTTACACCGCGCTTCAGGCGGAGAAGACAGACACGCACGCCTCAAAGCCGCCGCAAACGCCCTCGAAGCCTTAAGCGCACACGCCGACGCGGAACACGCAGAAAAAATCCGCCCGATACTGCCCGAAATCCGCAACCTGTCGGCGGTTTGATGCAGTAGGGAATACAAATGCCGTCTGAATCTTCAGACGGCCTGTTGTTTTTTCCGGCAATAGGTGTATAATTCAAATCGTTACCCTTGCGGGGATTTTCGCACGCCCGAAGGATATGAATTTTTAAGCCCGTACATAACAATGTGCGGGTTTTTGCGTTTTAGGCTGTCCGAATTTGAGCTTCTGCCTGTACAGGTAGCGGCGTTCCGTTTTTCCTATGTGGCGAGTGTGTGTTTGCCGTCTAATTCTGAGAGGGGTCAGAGTTAGACGGTTTCTTTTTTGAGGAGGGTTTATGAGCGGCACGAAACGCAAATTAGGCCGTCCGACAGATTACACGAAAGACATGGCCGATAAGATATGCGAAAAAATCGCAAATGGCAGAAGCCTACGTTCAATATGCGCCGAAGATGGTGTGCCGCCAATGAAAACTATTTACCGTTGGTTGGAAGCTAATGAAGAATTTCGCCACCAATACGCGCGCGCGAGAGAAAAGCAGGCGGACTATTTCGCTGAAGAAATCATCGAGATTGCCGATAGTGCACAAGCAGAGAGCGCGGCGGTTTCAAAGGCGAAATTGCAGATAGATGCCCGAAAGTGGGCGGCTTCCAAGATTGCGCCGAAGAAATACGGCGATAAGACGGAACTTGACGTTAAATCGGGCGATGGGAGCATGAGGGCGGCTGTACGGCTTGATGCTGAGGAATATCGCAAGATAGCGGAAGATGTGTTGCGTAGGGTTTAGCATAAAACGCTAATCATAAGAGGGGCTGTATGGCCGTTTCTCCAAAGGAAGTTAGAATGAAATGGCACTAGGGCAATTCGACGATGTTGAAACATCAGTAATTCGCAGTTTAAGTTCTGCAAGCCTGTATATGTTCACGCGCCGGATGTTTTATCAAAGGCGCGGCTATGTTTGGCAGCGGGCGAATCACCATGCGCCAATCTGCAACGCGCTCGAGCGTGTTTTCAACGGCGAAACGAAACGCCTGATTATCAATATTCCGCCGCGATACTCGAAAACGGAAATCGCGGTCGTGAACTTTATCGCGTGGGCGATGGGGCGCGTGCCTGATTGCGAGTTTATCCACGCGAGCTATTCGGCGGCGCTGGCGGTCAATAACTCCGTACAGATTCGGAACTTGGTGCAACACGAAGAGTATCGGGCGATTTTTCCTGATTTGGCACTGGCAGGCGAAAGCGGCCATCACTGGAAAACAACCGCAGGCGGCGTGATGTACGCAACAGGTGCGGGCGGTACGATTACAGGTTTCGGTGCGGGCAGGCATCGGGAGGGATTCGGCGGCTGCATCATCATTGACGACCCGCACAAAGCAGATGAAGCGCGAAGCGAGGTCAGGCGGCAGAACGTCATCGACTGGTTTCAAAACACGGTCGAATCCCGGAAGAACAGCCCTGACACGCCGATTATCCTGATTATGCAACGCCTGCACGAGAAAGACTTGGCGGGCTGGCTGCTTGACGGCGGCAACGGCGAAGAGTGGGAACATTTGTGCCTGCCTGCCATTCAGGAAGACGGCACGGCGTTGTGGCCTGAAAAGCATGATATTGAAACATTGCGCCGAATGGAGCAGGCCGCGCCGTATGTGTTTGCCGGGCAGTATTTGCAACGCCCCGCCCCGCCTGACGGCGGTACGTTCAAGCCTGACAACCTGCAATTTGTCAAGGCGTTGCCTGCCGGGAATATCAGATGGGTACGCGCGTGGGACTTGGCTTCAACCGCAAACGGCGGCGACTACACGGCAGGCGGCAGGCTTGGCGTTACGGAAGACGGGCGGTATATCATCGCCAACGTCGTGCGCGGCCGGTACGGCGCGGACGAGCGGGACAGGATATTACGCAACACGGCGCAAAAAGACGGCGTGAAAACGAAAATATCCATCCCGCAAGACCCCGGTCAGGCAGGCAAATCCCAAACACTATACCTAACCCGCCAGTTGGCGGGTTTTTCCGTATCCGCCGGCCCCGAATCGGGCGACAAGGTTACACGCGCCGGACCGTTCGCGGCACAGGTCAACATCGGCAATGTGATGGTGCTGGACGACGGCACATGGGACACGGACGCGCTGATTGCGGAAATGCGCATGTTCCCGAACGGCCGGCATGACGACCAAATAGACTGTTTGGGCCGTGCGTTTGGCGAGCTGCTGGATACCCGGACGGGCATGATTGATTTCCTGCGATCGCAGGTCGAGGCTGTGAAATGAGTAAAAAGACACCTTTATCGCAAGGCTTTATTGCCCGCGTTGCCGCCGGCGTCCGTTACGCCTTTACCGGCAACGCGGACGGGTGGTTCGACGCGGGCGAGCCTCCGGCCCCTGCCGCGCAGCAGGCAGAGGGGCGGCGGTTTGATTACGAGCCGTTCTACAACGTCGGGCATTCCAAGCCGCGCGAACGTGAAGCGGTAGGCTTTGCGCAATTACGCGCCCTTGCCGACAACTACGATGTATTGCGTTTGGTTATCGAGGCGCGTAAAGACCAAATGGAGTGCCTTAAGTGGACAATCCAAAAGCGCGACGTCGAATCAACCGAAGACGACGAATCGCAACGGAAAGACCGAAAGGTCGATGAAGCCGTTGCGTTCTTCCGGTCGCCCGATAAAGAACATACGTGGGCGGACTGGCTGCGCATCTTGCTGGAAGACCTGTTTGTTATTGACGCGCCGTGCATCTACCCGCGCAAAACACTGGGCGGCGGCTTGTACGCCCTCGAAGTGATGGACGGGGCGACGATTAAGCGCGTTTTGGACAATACGGGGCGTATGCCGTTACCGCCCGATACGGCGTATCAGCAAATCCTGCACGGCATGGCGGCGGTCGATTACACGGCTGACGAGTTGATTTACCGTTCGCGGAATAACCGAAGTTACAAGGTTTACGGCTATTCGCCCGTCGAGCAAATCATCATGACCGTGAATATTGCCTTAAAACGGCAGGTTCACGCGCTGGAATACTACACGGCGGGCAGCGTGCCCGATGCTTTAGTCGGCGTGCCTGAAACGTGGTCGGCGGACGACATCAGGCGGTTTCAAGAATACTGGGATTTGCTGCTGTCGGGCGAAACGGCGCAGCGGCGCAAAATGCGTTTCGTGCCGGGCGAGTTGTCCCGAAACTTCCGCGAGACGAAGCAGCCGCCGTTGAAGGACGTTTACGACGAATGGCTGGCGCGTGTCGTCTGCTTTGCGTTTAGTGTCGAGCCTACGCCGTTCGTGGCGCAGGTAAACCGCAGCGTGGCAGAGACGAGCCGCGAGCAGTCGCTTTCAGACGGCATGGGCAGCCTGAAAAACTGGGTAAAAGCCCTGATTGACGACGTGCTTGCCCGTTACATGGATATGGCGGCGTATGAGTTTGTCTGGAAGGGGGAGGAATCGCTCAACCCGAAAGAACAGGCTGAAATCTACGCCATCTACAAAAACGCAGGCATCTTGACCGCCGACGAAATCCGCGCCGAACTGGGCAAGGAGCCGTTACCGGGGCAGGGGCAGCCTGAACCGGATAAGCAAGACGGCCGAAAGCCCGAAGAGCCGCCGAACCAAGGGGCTGAAAAGTTGGGAAAGTCGGAAAGCCCGATGAGCGAAGACGAATCTGCCGCGCTTATTGAGGCTTATTTGCTGACACGCATTGACGGCTTGGCCGAACAAATCGCGGCGCTGATTGAGGGTGCGGCCGTCGATTGGCAGGCCGGGGATTTGGCGGCGGAATTGAGCCGCGCGGCAGGGGTTGTTGCAAACGGCTTGGATTTTGGCGATTGGTCGGGATTGTCCGATGTGGTCGAGCCGATAATCAGGCGTGTTGCGGAAGACGGGGCGGTTGCCGCCTTGTTGCGCGTAATGCCTGAACCTGCCGCCGGTATGGTTACGAACATTCGCAGCCGCGCCGTCAAGTGGGCGCATGAACGCGCCGCCGAAATGGTCGGCATGAAGCGGGCGGGCGGCGGGCTTGTCCGAAATCCTGCCGCCGAGTGGCAAATCACCGAAGGGACGCGCGAAATGATACGCGCCCAAGTAGCCGAAGCCATGCGAAACGGCGACAGTGTGCAGGAATTGGCAGGCCGCCTGAAAGAATCCCATGCTTTCGGCAACGCACGCGCCCGAACCATTGCCCGAACGGAAACGGCGATGGCGGACGGTATGGGCAACCTGATAGGCTGGGAAGGAACGGGGCTGGTTGCCGGCAAGCAGTGGATAACCGCAAAAGACGACAAGGTGTCCGATGTCTGCAATGCCAACGGCGGGATG